ACCTGCATAAATCACATCGTTATTACTGTCAAACTGTAGTAGATTACGCGCATTACCTCCCGTGTCCTCAAACGAGATTATATCGCCATTGCCTAGCGCCAAACCATCAGCAGTAACCGTGCCGCTAAAATCAGCACCCGAATTAAATGTAGCCTTGCCTGCATCCGACATATCAAGGGTGAGGGCTGTAATGGTTAGATTATCGTCTTTGCCTTTAAATTTTATATCAGCATTATTAATTTGTGATAAAAGAGTTAACTCACCGGAAATTCGTGAAACAATCCTTCCGCTTTCTACCCCACCATCTTTAAATAAAATATCTCCACCATCAGCATCAATAGTAATATCACCTACTGCATCAATTGTAAAAACATCTGTAGCTGTAAGAGTAGAACCATCTATTGTAATGTTATCTACAGTAAGCGAATCCATCGTGGCTGTGCCAGTAACGTCTAAGGCTGTAGCTGGCGAGCTATTTCCAATGCCCAAGCGTTCAGCACTAGCGTCCCAGAAGAACTTAGGCGTAGTGCCTGTGTCCTCGTAGAATGAGATGTCTCCAGTAGAATGATCTAGCAGCAAACGAGTTTTTGGGCTAGAACCGTCATCATCAACTGTTTGAATATATAAATCACCACCACCATTGTCAAAGCGTGTGTTAAGGTCTGTAGTGTCTGTTTCATACATGGTTAGCGTAGGATTAGCGTCACTTATGATGATGTCATCCGCCGTCACTGTGCCACCAAAAGTAGCACCCGAATTAAACGTAGCCTTGCCCGCATTCGACATATCCAATGTAAGGGCTGTAATGGCAGAACTTCCATCTATCCCTTGAAAGATAATGTCTTTGTCTGCGGCAGGGTTCTTGATATAGAAGTTTTGCTGAGAGCTAAAGAACTGACCCCAATTACTTCCTGCGTCCGCTAAAGTTATGTATGTGCCATCAACATCGATTGTTAAATTTCCTGCAATATCAAGAAGCATTGACGTATCGGAAGCTATTTCATGTCCGTCTATTGTAATGTTATCTACAGTAAGCCCATCAGCCGTGACTGTGCCTGTAACATCGATGCCTGTGGAGGTGGTGGCTAGCTTGGTAGAACCTGCATGAGTGATCTCTACTTCTGCATTTTGTTTTGCAACTAAAGCATTAACGCCACCTGAAGTGGTTTGTATTCTGAAATCACCAGTAGTTTCTCTCAGCCTTGCATGACTACCATCATGATAAATCCGTAGGTCATCATCAGAACCAAACTTAGCCTTGACGTTATCATCAAAGTCCAAGTCGCCCGTTAGTGTGCCGCCAGCTAGGGGTAGCTTGTTGGCTGTATTATTCTCAGAGACTAGCGCAGCGGCGGCTGAGTCAGAGGCGGCTAGTGCAGATGCGCTTGCTTCACCTGCTTTGGTGGTTGCAATACCTGCTTGAGTGGTTGCAATACCTGCTTTGGTGGTTGCAATACCTGCTTGAGTGGTTGCTGTGCTGGCCTGTGTGGTCGCTGTAGAGGCCTGTGTGGTTGCTGTAGAGGCACTTGAAGCCGAGGCTGTGGCACTTGAAGCTGCGTTAGTTGCGCTTGTGCTGGCTTCGCTGGCTTTGGTAGTAGCCGTTGAGGCTTGAGTCGTGGCTGTTGAGGCAGAGGTTGATGCGTTAGTCGCACTTGTTGCTGCGTTAGTCTCGCTTGTTGAGGCATTGCTCGCAGAAGTGCTTGCTTGTGAGGCTTTTGTCGAAGCTGTACTCGCAGAACTGGCCGCATTGGTTTCAGAAGTCGAAGCGTTACTGGCAGAGGTTGAGGCTTCACTGGCCTTAGTGGTGGCTGCCGAGGCACTACTAGCTGCATCAGTAGCCGATGTAGCAGCATTAACCGCTTGCTGTGTTACTTCGTTAATTGTCGCATCAGTGGTAGAGTCGCCTGTACCACCTGTGCCTCGATAGATTCCCATAGTGTTTCCTTATTTAACGTGCTGACGTTCGGTTCTTACGTGCTTCCTTAACCCTAGCACGTTCTTCTGCTTTAAGTAGACGTTCAAGCTCTGCAATACGTTTATTACGAGCTGCATTAGGGCCAACACCTTCAATACCTCTTGCCTTACCTTTTGTTATTACTGGATGAGGGGCTGCTGATACACGTACCCTATTCGTATTAACAGGTCGAGTTGAAGGGCCAGTAGATACCTTACGAGCTGGAGCTGGAGCTGTGCCACCAGATGGATGCCCAACTAGAGGCTTCTTGCGTTTAGCAACAGGACGTTTCTTTGCAACTGTAGATGTAGGTTTTGTACGTACAGTGCCACCACTCTTGGTCTTAACTACAGAACCTCTAACAGTTTGTCCTGCTTTATTCGTAGTAGACTTAGTTCTAACCGCATTACCTTTAGGATTAGCAGTTAGTTGATTTAATTTGTATTGAAGTCGCCCAATGGTTTGAGTAGACTTACCAGCCGCCTTAGCTGCTGCAATCTGTGCTTTAAGTTCTTTCTTCTGTTTGAAGGTTGACATTATATTTTCCTTTAAGTAAAAGAAAGGGGAACTCCCTAGAAGTCTAAGCAGTTCCCCTTGAGAAGGCTAAAATTCTAGCCTAATGTGTTTACGCAGGAAGCGCAACAGCGACAGCAGAGGTGTCACGCAACACGCCAGTACCATAGATGGTATCTGAAGTGAATAGGTCAGCCAAGAACTCTTGCTTGTACTGAGTCTGTGAACGTACACTCATTTGTTCAGCGAATACAAAAGCATCCTTATGCATGAACAAACCAAGCTTGTTGGCACCGTCAACTGGGCAGTTGTTACTAATGTAAACGTCTACACCATACAAGTTACCAATCTTACCATTAACAACAGTCTGGCCACTTACGAAGTCAGAAGAAGTATAACGATCAATACCCATAATGCTGTTACGAGCAGATGGAGGAAGGATCAATGAACGACCATCCATAGGTACGTCAAGATCATCCAAGTGCTGTACTAGGTTACGGAAACCAGCATCGTTAAATGCTTGAGTAGTACCAGTGTAGTCAGACAATGTACCATCAGCAGCCATTTCCTGAGCTTTAGCCCAAGTAGAGCCGTTGCCGCCATTAGCAGACTTACCTAGGTCAAAGATATCATCTTCAACCTTCTTAGACAATGCATAACCAGCATCACCAGTATAGAACTTACGCATAGAAGCTTGAGCTTGAATGTCAGTAATGTCCTCAATCATACGAGAGTATTCAAAATGCTTGTCGATCAAAATAGACAACTGAGTAGCAGTGTCGTTCTGAACAGTAACAGCTTGACCAGAGGTCTTAGCGTGTGCAGTACCACGATTAGGCTTAGGGATGAAGATAGTATCACCCTTCTTGCCAGACATGGGCATCTTGTTTACTAGGTTTGCAACAACCAATTCCTTCTTGTAAGAAGCAATGATCTCGTCACTCCATAACTCAGGGATGAAAGATGCAGAAGTTGCGTTAGTTTGTGTACCGCCTTGGGCGGGATAAGTAGCAGTAGTCATAATATTTTCCTAAATAAATTATCGAACTCTACCTTCAGCGTAAGCTTGTGTAATCACATCGCTGTTAGCTAGGTATCGTTCAGGTTCGTGTTGCATCATATGTAAAATCTCAGACCGTTTGAGAAACTTCTTGGTAGTCGATTCACCTGAACCTCTTGCCGAACCATTGCTACCACTCTTCAATGAACGCTTTCGTTCTTGTTCTGTGTTAGCTTTAGCTTGACCGATTAGTTCCTGCTGTTCCTTCCAAGTTGTGAATAGATCATCAGCCGCATCGAAGTCAAATCCATCATTAGCTTTTTGTAGCTTAGATGTACGTGACTTAGACTTTTCAACCCATGTACGAAAATTCTCATCGTTGACAATTTCCATTGCATCTGGATGGGCGTTAAAGATTGCTTCCTTAGCTTCAAGCTGGGCTAGCTTCTTCGTTGCTTCTCCTGCTGCTTTGAGTGCAGGGTGATTCTCTAACTTCTTATCAAGAGTTGCGTTAGGATTCTCTAAGAAATCCAAGTCGCTAATCTCGACATTCTCTTCTGGTTGCTTAGTGGCTGACTGATTCATAATGAAATCATCTACCAGCTTTCTCAACTCACCTACCTCGTTACCCTGACGACCTGAAAGCTTCTCAGCTTCTTGGTGCATCCGAACTAACTCGGCAGCAGACTTACCTTTGTACTTCTCAGGAACTTCGTCTTCCTGTTCTACGGGATCTCCTTCAACAGGCTCCGTATGTAAAGTATCTAGGCTTTGATATTCCTCGTCATCTGCTAGTTGAGGCTCGTGGTTGCCATCTAAAAGTTCTGCCATGTGTGCTCCGTACCTAAAGGTATTGTGGAATAATATTATGTGAGGTTGCTTCTAAGAAGTCTCACGCTTTCGCTCAATCGCAATCTGTTTTTGGCGTTGCTTTGCCCATTTAATCGTAGCCCCTGCAAAGTCTCCTGAGTGGGGGTCTAGATTACTCCTAGGCGCAGCTAGTTTTCGATTGGATTGTTGGTTACACTTAGAGCATACACTTATCCGAGTATCGGAGTGTACATACTTCTCTTCAATGCTACCGCATTCACTACATTCAAAATCAAATACGCGAATCATTTAAGAAATCTTCATATGAGTTGCGTATACCATCTTCAAACCTTAGTAGTTTTCCGATGATGTCTAACTGACCTTGCCTGTAGTGTAATTCTTTCTCTGTCTTACATGTTACAAGATCCCGAAGAGTCTCCTCAGAGTCTCCGAAGTCTTCAAGTAAGATTTTCCATCCCTCTGTCATAAAGACATCAATGAGGGACTCGTAATATTTTTCTAATTCTTGATCTATATCTGTTGACATAGCGTTTCTCCTGTAGTAGGACGCTGATTTAGCGTGGACTATAGCATAATACTATATAAAAGTCAAGTATTATTTTAACTTATTTGCTAACCACGCATTTGTCTATCAACGATAGCCTCTTTACTGGCGATCTCACGCTCCTTGAGAACTAACTCAGCAACCTTAGCCCGTTTAGTGAACTCTTTTTCATCCTCATCACCTGATTGAATGTTAGTCGTAAGTACTTTAAGGCGGTCAGTCTCAGCTTCCATAGGCAAGAGTTCAGTTTCAGTAGATATTTTGGATGCCCTGACTTGAGATTCCTGTGCCTGTCCTTGAAGTACAGCGATATAAGCTTCCTTCTGTTTCACTTCCATCTCCGCATTAGCCTGAGCTACTGGATCTGGCTTACTCGCCTCCTCTAGTTTAGCAATTAATGATTCACGATTAGCTAAATTCATGTTATCAACGATAGAACGTACCAATTCAGGGTACATAGGAGTATCAGGTGACATTGTTTGGAGCAACTGTACTAGCTGAGTAACTTCGTACTCTCGTGCAATAATACCCAGAGAGGAAGAAGGAATAAACTTATAGTCTCCAGTAGGGTATTGCTCTGGATTATACTGCATATAACGCCAAGCAGCAGCCTGTACAAAAGGAATTAGGAAACTCTCTTGGAAATTAATTAACGTCCGTTTGTGGCGTTTGATTATTGCACCAAGACCCATAGAGATAGCGCCAGCGGCTGCATCCCCGTTAACCACACCAGCCATCCCTGTGCTATCAATAGCTCCCGTAGCATTCTGAACCATCCGTTGAAGACTATCAGCCTGACTAAAGGTAATATTATCCACATTACCGAAATGCATAGGAGAAAGAATCTCATTTGGATTTCCGTTAGTGAGTATAGTTTTTCCTGGCTTCACTTCCATCTTAGCGCCACGCGGCATACGAGAAGCATCAATAGCCATCATAGGATGTACTGTGAGAGCCAACGCGTCAATACGCGCACGTAGTTCTGTGTCTAATGCTTTCTGACTGTTATAACCTTTCTCGCAGATACCACGGCCCCAAAAACGACTAGGCACTGTATCCCAAGGGAAAGCTACAATAGGCCGATCTTGCATCATGTAGGGGTTTTCTTCAAGCTTGAGAATGGTGTCGCCATTAGCAATGACAGCAACAACCTCAACATATAAAGAGCCATTCTCTGTGTGACTCTCTGACAGAGAAACAACTTCTTCCTCATCAGAATACAAATAGTTATCTAGAAGCTCACGAGGAATTAAACCATAATACTTTGTTAAACGTACACGATCATCCTCATATTCATCAATATCATCTTGTGCTTCAAGGAATGAGTGTGTAGCTGTCGAGTCTAAGTCAACATCTTCATATACACCTTCCTCTATAAGAGTCTCCACCTGATGTAGGGGAACAAACTCGTCAATTGCTACTCCAAGCGCCTCATCTATTGAGGCCGAGGTAGGATCAATAAGGAAGTTCTGAGGCAGAACAGGCCGTATAGTACAAGTGACCTCCTGAGTTTCCATAACACCAAAGGTCTGCATTTGCCCTTCTAGAGCAGGCTTCTGCATAGGCTTCCTACGTGTCTTCTCTTGGAGAACAATCTCACCAATACCTGTCCCGAACACGGCAGAGTTTACAATACACTCAGCAATAGCTTTACGTGTCTTATTCAACGCAAACTCTTCGGTCAACTTGTTGCGTAAGTATTCGATGTCACGACCATCTTTGTCATTCATATCGTCTTTGATATCGAAGAACTTACCACGCCCAAATGTAGCCTCCTCTACTTCTGCTACACTACTTTCAACAGCTTGTTGTAAGGCAGGGCTAATTAAACGAGAGCGTTCACTGGAACGTAAGCTATCAGCTCCTGACCAGATACCTCGCCATAGACGGTTGTACTCATCAAACCTAGCTGAGTAATTTGATTCAAAGTGATCACGCCAGCTATTACACTTGTCCATGATCCAGCTCTCGGCTGTCTCTTCAATTAGTAGTTCGTTTTCTGACATAATTAGTATCCTGCTACCGCATCCATAAATTCATAATCATCTTCCTCAAAATCAAATGCATAACTAACTTTAGCAAGTTGGTCAATATAAGATAAGGAGTCTATTAAATCGTCGTGTACTAGGTGGTTAGGAAACTGGAATAACTGATCTAAGAACTCAGAGTTCCACTCACCTTCATTAAGAGTAATCTGTCCGTGTTCAAAGCGGCCTTGTAAAGCCCATGTAATACGATCAGTCTTTCTCTTGTTGCCATGAGTCAATTCCTCTATACGAAAGAAGGATTGATTCTGTTTCATTAAGTCTGTTAGGTAAGGGTGTACAGCATTCTTCAGTGCTCCTTTCTCTATTCCAGTAGCTAATGGCTGGTAGTCTCGGACAGCTTGAAATATCTTCTCTGCTGTCTTCTTAACGTCCCAACGACCATATATAATATTATCTACCCACCAACCATCCACCCCTGCTTTAACAATAGAGATGGAGGTTGTATCCAACTTCTTTTGTTTAGAGGTAGTAGCTTTAGCAATATCAGCAAAGCCTGCAAGGTCAACTGCAATATAGTAGTCACCCTCAACAGGTTCCTCAGTATCAAACTGAATCCAATCCTCACTGAAGATAGCACCGCCAGCAGCTTCAAAGGAGGCTAGGAACTCTTGACGGAATGCAAAGGATGACATACTGCCTTTAGCAGCTTCAATCTCTTCAGGGTCTAATAGGTCATTATCATAAGAAGTAAAGTGCCAACTCTCAAAGGTAGGATCATCTCCTTGTCCATGACGATATAAGTCATAGAAATGGTTACGTCCCATAGGAGTACCAATGAAGATTGCTCGACCCTTTTGGTCAGCCAGTGCAGGACGTAGTATCTGCTCCCACACCTCTGGCTTCATGTCAGCATATTCATCCATGACCAAGAACTTTAGACTAACACCACGCATAGTCTCAGGTCTATCAGCGCCTTTAAGAGCAATCGTAGTACCATTCACTAACTTAATCTGTAAGTTGTTTATGTGACTACTCTTAATAACTGTGTGGCCTAACTCCATTAGAGTTTCCCACATGATATCACGCGCCTGTCCCTGAGTAGGGGCAACATAAAATACGTGTCCCTTAGTTGCCTGTAGACCTTCAATTATTAAGGCCCACGCTGCTAACCTACTCTTACCACAACGCCTCCCTGCTGCAACTACCTTAAAGCGGTGAGGGTCATTGAATACTTCTTGCTGCCAATCTAGTAACTCTACGTTAAGATCAGTCATT